AAAGGAGGATAGCAAAGCCACCCCCCTCGTCTCAAAAGGGTCCGTAAGGATCCTCAGAGACCCACTTCCGTTTCACCTTTACGGTGCCGTGGAAGCGCGGTGCTGTGTCGTTCCGGACGAAGTAAGCATATAAGCCTGCTTCCCCCGGCAACTCCTGCGAACGACCAATGCTAGCAAACATTGGCCGTCTGAACTCTTTACGTTGCAGTTTTCGGTTAAACCTTATCGGTATAACCGGAAGCCACTTCTGGCAGAGTTCTCTCATGGTCTCAGCTAAGTTTGGTAAACCTAACTTAGCAGCCTGAATCGAATAATCCAGGTACTGCACCCATGATCGCGCGTCCGTAACGTTGGTGGATTTAACCTTGATAATTTCAAGGTTAGTGTTTCGGTAACACCACGTGCCGCAAGACTCTTTAACTAGAGTCTTTAAGCATGTTTTGTCCCGATTCACACGTAATCCACAACCCTCTAGTACCTCAATCACTCGAGGTGCTGCCTTCCGAGGGAGGATAATATCGTCGCCAAAAACACGAATGTTTTTGACAGCGGATATGATTCCCCTTTTCCTTTCTAACACACATGTTGCCTGGGTAAGCACCCAGAACACGAGCGTTTCGATTGGAAAACAGCATGCATTCCCCATTGTTGCAAAACAATTGGGATGCCAAGTGAGGTTACCAAACCTCACAGTGCGAGTTCGATACCTCGCTACTAGAGAGAAGACCCAAGACGGTAAGAGACATCGTGCAAGTGATATGCTAAGCATATCGCTTGCGTCCTTCAAATCGATTGTTGCAACATCGCTGTTGTAACAAAGACGACCAGAAGGAGTGACGTCTCGGAAGTCGATGGATCTTCTAGTGAGAGGGTGGTTATGCAGAAGCCGGTAAAGGATATCCATTAGTCCTTGTTGGACAAACTGGTTTTCCTTCGGCTCGATGCATATTATCCGAGGACCACGAAAGTCCTTCGGAACAGCTACAACCCTAGCATTAGGTTGCGTAGGAAGCACACCAGACTCAAGGTCTAATCCTTGATGTATGGAAAATGCTTCTTTCGGCATACCAGGCCAGGCAAATAACTGCCACTTCATCCACTGGTTAGAGAAATCCGCTACGGCTCCGTTGCCATGACGACCCCAAGGTTTCTTTTGAAACCTACGGAGTTCGTCACACTCGGGAGTGCGTAGATCGAAGAGGTGACGAAGAATCTCCCTTGCGAGAACCACTTCTGGCATGCTGAAAATATCAACATGTCTAGTGGTCCGTAACCGGAATTCTTCTATAGCCTTTTGGACTACCACCTGATCGACACATCCGCAGACCTTCGAAAAGATCATCGTTATCTGTCTTAAAAAAAAGACAGCGCGAGGATCTCCGTCTAGTCTGCAGCTACCGTCCTCCAAAAACACCTTTAAAAAGAGGTGATTAAGGAAGAGTGGTAACCGAGTACCTTTCTTTAATCTCCATCCTGGAGGGGCATTAAACTGCTCCTCACGGATAAGTGCCCTCTCGATCTCTTTACCCAATTTTGGGAGAGAGATGAGAAGGAACGGATCCCCTTCAGCGTTAAAACGCTGAAAGAGATAAAGGAGATCATTATCTAGGTACTCAAATGGGAGTTCTCTTTTCAAATCTACGAAAAGAGATCGACAAACGGACTGCATAGCAAATGCAGAAGGCGTTAAGGTCCCGTTCATTTTCATATGAACGTTTCCTCCCTTAGCATTATGCTCTGCAACGCGAGACTGAGGCTGACCCAGTATACCATTTGCCCTCAGGAGTGGCGCTTACGCGACTTGATAGTCACGTAATGCACCACAGACCCTGACCAGAAACCTGGGAACCATAAGATTCCCAGATAAGTCTGGTAATGGCCACTAGGTGTCTCAATCTGTTTGGAAGCGCTTGCGCTGCGCACGCACTTCGGACGAGGAATACGATGTAGCCTGGATTTCTCCAGACCATCCTGTTCAAACGTACGAACTTCGTACCAACGAACGCTAACAGCAGACATAGGGACCTCCTGCGCCATATTGGCGCAAATAAGTGTACTACCTTCTGGTTTTCAACTCCAGAAGGACTTTTTCAATGATTATCACCACAAGGCGAATAATACCGACTATCACTTGTTTGACAAGGGTAGTCATATTACGTCGCTTCTTGCGAGACAATCATTGCGTCGGCGATCTCCGTTCTCCGGGTGGAGTTTCCGAAGAAATCCGCAAGATAGGCCATAAGGTCTTCTGCGGAATGTCCGGAAAAGGCATCCGAATCGCGGGGAAGCGAGAGTTCGACTTTTCCCGTACCGACCGAGACCACACCTGTGGTCGCGTTCTTTACGGTATTGCGAACACTTACCACGACCTTGTCATTCGCTTTCGAGCCGGGATTGCCCAAAGTAAAGGCAATCTGGAGCGTAAGCGGTAAAGACAAGGCGCGAGTGGCGTCTTTGTAAAGAGCGCCGTTCGCCGTGGCACCCGACAGTGTGAACGTTTTGTCCACAGCATCGTGGTCACCCAACAGAATCGTGGCGGCAGGCATAACGCCTCCTCTATTGGTTTAGCACATCTTTCAATGTGCGTGACCTCACAACCGACTTACTATAATCGCTGAGCGATTAGAGCAGCCCCGGCTGCGAAGTTAGTAATGTTGAGGTCTTCGAACAGACCAATTGCGCTACAGTCAGGCGGAAAGCCTGACACCCTTTCAAACCGTTTCGCAACGGCAACGGGGGGATAGGTACCCGTCTTGAAGATATATCCGCCGGAAAAGTCAGTATTAGCATAGGACTCAACATTGAGTCCGCAGCAGTACTGCTGATCCACGGAATATCCCATGCGGCGTAACCTATACCTACCCCAGAAAGCTGGATCCGTTTCCAAAACGTCTGTGATGTTGATAAACCAATCAACAACAAACGAAAATGGAACTAGGTCCCAGAGCGCTGACAGGACATCGTTACAGCCTAACCTTTGCATCATGGCCTCCATGCACGTAACAGTCTGGAAGGACTTACCCCTAAGGATTTCACATCCAAAGGTAGCCTTCCACTTGATGCGTGCATCGGTCACAGTAAAGGATAGGTTGCTCGTGCCTATCACAGGATAAGAGAGGTTGTAGGGAACTTCGCCTGACTCACTTGCGTGAATTGGCGCCCATTGATCCTTAGTACTCAGTAAGTACTGTATATGGTTTTGACAGTCCCGATACGCAGTAGCAAAGCTACTTACGTCACGGAAAAGCTGTTTCCAACCATACCGGTACTCCAGGTACGAGTTAGCTGTGAACTTCATAGCTCCAAGTGGAGTATTAAGACGCAGCTTTCTCAACTTAAGCAGACCAAACGGATTTTTGAACATCCGAATAGTCTGAGCTAACTGGCATAGAGTTACCAGGATATTCGTCCCGGTAGCCATTTTTCCAGAAAGCTGATCACCTACAGTTTGGACTAACGATGCCCAATCAGGCGAAGGACTATACGGGGGATATACCCAAGCTCCGTTCCAATGGTAAACAGGTGAATAAACCTGATTAACATGGCCCAGAGACCTGGAGCATATTCTCCAATAGTTTCCGCCATCATGGACATCTAAGGTAGGACAAGGAATTGTTACCAACTCCTTGTTCACATGAAACGATTGTTCGCGGATATGGAGACAGCTATTAAAGCCACCCCAATTTCCCGTAAAATCGTTCATTTCCTCATAGTCCGACGAACAGCCACTAACACCAGCAGCCGTCCAAGGATAGATTTGTTCTACGTAGTGCCAATGTTCATATTGGTATGGCGGCGGACAAGAGCCGGCGGGTACAAGTACCCCCACGACTCGTCCGTACGTTGCACCAATAGGTTCAACGGTTACGTAGGACTTCGATCCTTGACTTCGCTGACGTGCAGCCATAAGTCCCTCCTGTCCGGTTACCTCCTGATGAGAACCCTTACACACCCGTGTAAGGCATCAGGGAAAGAGAGGCGTGAG